AAACAGATAAAGAGAAAGCCAGACGTAAATCTTTTAAGGCTCGCCATGCTAAAAATATTAGCAAAGGCAAGATGTCAGCAGCGTACTGGGCAGACAAGGTGAAATGGTGATGGCTAAACAAGGACTCTATGCAAATATACACGCTAAGCGCAAACGAATTGCTGCAGGTAGTGGGGAGAAGATGCGTAAGCCAGGTGCCAAAGGTGCACCCAGTGCAAAAGCCTTCAGACAAGCTGCCAAGACAGCCAAAGGGAAGAAAAAGTAATGGCAAAGGGAGTACCTCATTATTTCAAAGACGGGTCTAAGCACACAGGAGGTATGCACAAGATGCCTGATGGGTCAGTCCACAGTGGCGCTAAGCATACTACTACGTCTAAGAAGTTGTATCATTTAGACGAACTTTCAGCTAAAGCAAAGGAGAAAGCTATGATGTACAAAGGAACTAAACCAAAGCCAAAGAAGAAAAAAAAGCCAGTTAAGAAGGGCTACTGATGCCTTACTCTAAATACTCACCAAAGCAGAAGAAGCTGGCAGCTGTAGCACCACCCAGGAAAAAGATTACTGCTGCAGACCTTAAGAAACTTAAGAAAAAGCCTAAGAAATAAAGCTTGACTTTTGCCTAAAAATATGCTATACTATAACTGTAGTAACAACTAAAGGAAACTTATGAACACTGAGCTTGAAGCTTACTTCGACAACTACAACGTACTATTTGGTAGCGAAGGTTTCAAACAACTCGTACAAGAGCTTTCTACTAATGCACAGCGTCTAGCTGACATTCAGACAGTAAAAGACGCAGAAGATCTATACTTTCGTAAAGGCCAAGTGGCAGCTTTGGCTTCTGTAATTAATCTTGAGGCTACTATTGCAGCAGCTAGAGAACAAGCAGAAGCTGATAACGAAGAAGTTGTAGAAGATGTATAAGGTTTATGACTTTAGATGTCCTAAAGGACACACTTTTGAACAATTTGTACGTAGCGGTACCGAAGTCAGTAGGTGCGACTGTGGTGCCATAGGTACAAAAATGTTGTCTGCTCCGGCTTTTATCCTGGATGGGCACACTGGGGACTTTCCTGGTAGGCACATGCGGTGGGTAAGAGAACACGAAAAGGCAGGCCAAAAACCCAACCTCCATAATGACTAATGTTCACGGAGTTTAATCATGTCAAGAGCAACAATGGTAGATCTGCCCCCTGAAGAGGAAAACGCAGACAACATTGAGAACGAAGTAGACGAGATTCAGCAGACAGAAGCTGAGCAACCTCAAGAAGAAGAACAACCTACAATACCTGATAAGTACCAAGGCAAAACTTTAGAGCAAGTGGTACAGATGCACCAGGAAGCTGAGAAGCTGCTTGGGCGTCAATCGTCAGAAGTAGGAGAACTTCGTAAAGTTGTGGACGACTTCATTCAGAATCAGACACAACAACAAGCACCTCAACAATACGTTGAGCCTGAAGACGATATAGACTACTTTACGGATCCTCAAGCAGCTGTCAATCGTGCTATTGAGAATCATCCTAAGATCAGAGAAGCTCAAGAGTACACTGCACAATACAAGAAGCAGACGTCTCTTGCGATGCTAAACAGCAAACATCCGGACATGCAGAGTATTCTGCAGGACCCTAAGTTTGCTGAATGGATCAAAGGTTCAAAGATCAGGACTCAGTTGTTCGTAGAAGCTGACCAACAGTACAACGCTGAAGCTGCTGACGAATTGTTCACGCTCTGGAAAGAACGTAAGAACATTGCACAGCAAACGGCTGCAGTAGAAAAGCAGTCACGGAAGCAGCAACTGAAAGCAGCTAACACGGGCAGCACACAGGGCAGTGCCGAAGGGAGCCGTAGGAAAGTGTATCGCAGGGCCGACATTATTAAACTAATGAGAACAGACCCTGAGCGTTATCAAGCTTTGTCAGAAGAAATCTTAAAAGCATACGCAGAGGGTCGAGTCAAATAATCTAAAGGAGATTGTGACTAATGGCTACTGCTACATATCCTGCTGCAGCGGGTAATACTGCAAAAACAGAAGCAGCTACTTTTATCCCCGAAATTTGGTCGGATGAAATCATTGCTGCTTACCAAAAGAACCTCAAGATGGCTCCTCTTGTCAAGCGACTCGCTATGTCAGGCAAGAAGGGCGACAAGATCCATATCCCTAAGCCGGTACGTGGTGATGCAAATGCGAAGGCTGCTGACACTGCAGTAACGATCATTGCAAACACTGAAGGCGAACTGACTGTTGACATTGATCGTCATTTCGAGTACTCACGTTTGATCGAGGACATCGTTGAAGTACAAGCTCTGAGCAGCTTGCGTCAATTCTACACGGAAGACGCTGGTTACGCTTTGGCTGTCAAAGTAGACACGGACCTCATGAACGCTGGTACTGGCTTTGGTGACGGTACGCGTACTCAGTCTCCAGCTAACACTGGTGCTGACTGGGTAAACAGCAACAGCTACTACTTCAATGCTTCTTCTGGCCTTGCAGCTTACGCTGTTGATACTGTAACATCAGGCGACAACTTTACGGATCTTGGTTTCCGTGAAGCCATCAAGCTTATGGACGACGCTAACGTACCTATGGACGGACGAGTAATCGTAGTTCCTCCTGCTGTACGTAAGTCAATCATGGGTATTGACCGCTACGTGTCTTCTGACTTCGTAGGTGGACGTGGTGTTGAATCTGGCCTCATTGGTAACTTGTACGGTGTAGACGTTTATGTTTCTTCCAACTGTCCTGTTATCGAAGTAGCTGCTCAGAACTCTGCTTCTTCAGCTGACACTCGCGGCTGTATGTTCTTCCACAAGGACGCTCTTGTGCTCGCAGAGCAGCTTTCAGTACGTTCACAGACTCAGTACAAGCAGGAATACTTGTCAACTCTGTACACGGCTGATACGCTGTACGGTGTTCAAGCTTATAGACCTGAAGCTGGGTTTATTCTCGCAGTTTGCGACGAGTAAAAACCATAGGGGGTCTTAATGGCCCCCTTCTTCTTCTTTCTTTAGCCCTATCCACACTCACACATCTTGGGCGTCTTAGTAGTTCATACTAAAGGATAAACTATGACTGACTATACTAAAACAACTGACTTTGCCGCAAAGGATAGTTTACCTTCTGGTGATAGCGGCAAGATTATTAAAGGACTTGAGTTTGAAACTGAGTTCGACAACATTGCAACTGCAATAGCAACCAAATCAAACATTGCTAGTCCCACGTTTACCGGGACTACTACTATTCCAACTGTTGACATTAATGGTGGTGCGATTGACGCAGTAACTCTGGGTACTAACAGTGCAGTCACTGAAGCCCAAGTAGACAACATTAATATCAATGGCAATACCATTAGTTCTAGTGACACCGATGGAAATGTCAATATTTCACCCAATGGCACTGGTACTGTTGTAATCAATACTGACCTTGACGTTGACAATATTAACGTTAATGGCAACGCAATCATTTCCACTGATACCAATGGCAACATTGACTTAACGCCTAATGGTACTGGTGAAGTCAACATTTCCAAAGTAGACATTGACGCAGGTGCTATCGACGGTACAGTCATCGGTGCGGCCAGTGCTGCTGCTATTACTGCTACCACAGGTCAGTTCAACACAAGTTTGAATGTTGACGGCACAGTGACTGCTGATGGCTTGACTGTTGATACAGATACACTTGTTGTTGACGCAGCTAATAATCGCGTCGGGATTGGTACGTCGAGTCCTTCTGGTTTACTAGAAACGAATACAACAGGCGACAATTTTACCTATCTTCGTTCTGGAGACGCAAACACGGTAGGAATAATCTTCGGCAATCAATCAGATTCTGCGACTGCATCAATACAAATGCTTCATTCAGACAATTCTTTGTCCATTAGAGGTTATAACAACGCTGAACGCATGCGTATCGACTCCAGCGGTCGAGTCGGGATTGGGACTAGCAGCCCGTCATCTGTGTTACATCTAAGCACTTCTAACGACCCTAAAATTACTTTAACAGATACAGGCTTCGGCGCTTCTGCTGACATAACAGGATCAAACGGAAATCTGAGACTTAACAGTCAAACAGCCACTATTTTTGATATGGCTGGTAGTGAGAAGATACGTATCGACGCAAGCGGCAACGTCGGGATTGGTACTACGAGTCCAGATAGTCTAATGCATCTACACGGGTCTCCAATTATTAGGATGACTACCGCAACAACAGGACAAACCGCGACTGACGGCCTTATCTTCGGTTCTAATGCAGATGGTTCATCGTTCTTGTGGACGTACGAAAATGAGCATCTGTATTTTGGGACTAACAACACAGAAAGAGTAAGGATTACTGAGGCTGGCAATGTCGGGATTGGTACGTCCGCTATCGACGGTACTTTAGTTCTTGCTGCTGGAACCAGCGGCTCCGCTTCCACAGGTGGGTATCTAGGATTTACTACAGGGACTAACGCTTCTAAAGTAAGAGGCGCTGGAATTGAGGCGTTTAGTTTAACAACAGGAAACGATCACGGTCTTCGTTTCTTTACGAACGCATCAACTGCTGCACCAAGCGAAGCCATGCGTATCGACTCTAGCTCGAATGTTGGGATTGGTGTTGTTCCTGAAACTTGGTTGTCAACTTATACCGCATTACAAATAGGTGCTTCTGGCGTTTTGACAGGCATTTCGTCTGGAAATGCCAATGTTATGTTAATGAGCAACGCGTACCTTGGCACTGATGGCAACTATAAATATATAGCCACAAATGTAGCAACCAGATATGCGCAAAGTGCTGGCGTTCATTATTGGTACACTGCTGCATCTGGAACAGCAGATACCAATGTAACGTTTAGTCAAAACATGACGCTAGATGCAAGCGGCAACCTCTTGGTTGGGACTACTGCCAGACCAACTTCTTCTGCAGGAAATATTGTTTTAGCAAATGGAACAGCTCCAACAGCCAGTGCTACAGATGGAGTTATTCTGTATGCAGAAGACGTTTCATCTAGCTCTA